TCGGCGCGGAGCACCTCAAGCTCGGTCTGGCCGGCGTCCCAGCCTTCCTCGATGGCCTTGGCCTCGATGTCAGCGTGCCGGCCGGCGCACACCTTGCGGATGGCGTCGATCCGCTTGGTTTCGGCCAGGGCGGCGGCGCGGATTTCCGCCGCGGAATCGGCGACGGCCGGGGCGGCGTCCTTGCCGGCCCCGTCCGTCTGCGCCGCGGCCTCGACCTTGCCCTGCTGCGTCTGAGTGACTTCCTTGTCTTCCATGGTGGTGTTCTCCTTCGCCGAAGCGGCGACGCTGGCCGAGGTGTTCCCGTCGGCTCCGAGGTCTACGAAACTGATTTCCCCCAGCGTCGCCCGGCGGACGACGTTGACGGGGCCTTTGAACTCGCGGCCGTTCACCAGAACGGCCTGGTCTTCACGCACGAACTCGAACTGATCGACCGACGCGCCCAGCGACGCCTGCCACGGGAATCCGTTGCGGGCCGACGCGACGATCTCCCGCGCCGCGGCCGTGTCGCGCGAGACGACGCCGGCGGCGACGAGCTTGCCTTCGGCGACGGCGATGCTGTCGGTGTGCCCGACGCCGGCGGTGGCGTCGTGGCCGAAGCGGATCGGCCGCGATTGCGAAGGGATGGTCAGGCCGGCCAGGTCCACGATGACCGGGTAGCGCCAGCCGGCGATGCGCATGGCCCCGCCGGTGTACGCGACCATCGAGAAGCGCGGCAGCTTCGTCTTGCCGCTCTCGCCCGCGGCCACATCGGCCGCGGCTTCGATGGATATCCCGCCCGGCTCACACACGAATCGAAGCGTCTTGTGATCGTCTTGTTCAGGCAGCGGCACGGCTGTCCTCCTTGTCTTCGGGGTCTTCGTCTTCCTTGTTGTCCTGCGCGGGCGCCTGCGGGGCAGCCTGCGCGGACGTGAGGCCGAGTTCCTTCATCAGCGCGGCCTCCTTGGCGCGCTGGCGAAGTTCGGTTTCCCAGTCCTTGCCTTGACGGGCGTACTCGGTGGCCAGCGTGGTCGTGTGACTGGCGAGCCGCTGGGCCTGCGCGGCGGCTTCCTTCTGCGGGTCCACGTGCTCATGCCCATCCCAGAACCATTGATGGGTCGCGTCGCCGATGTCGCCCAGGGCGAACACCTTGACGGCCTCGGCCAGCCACGCGGCGAAGATGCGGTCCAGAACGATCGCCTCGATATGGGCTTGTTCGACCCGGATGGACTTGTAGTAGGTCTGGTGATCCAGCCGCCCCGACGAGTAGTTGTAGCCGCTGGAGTTGCAGGCGGCGATGTTGTACGGCATGTTCAGGCAGCGGGCGATTTCGTTGAGGATTTCCCGCTTGAACATGTCGTAAGTCGTCGCCGGCTGCTCGGCCTTCACCTGCGAAGGCTCCCAGCCTTCGGGCGTGAAGACGGCCATGTTCGGGGCGAACTCCATTTCCGTCATGGGTTCGACCTCGGCCGCTTCGCCGCCGGCCGGCGCGTTGGTCTTCATCAGCACGGCGATGTTCGCCGCCGACTCGGCCGCGGCGATGACCGCCAGCGTGTACCGCCGAAGCTGGGCGAACAGCGGCAGCGCCGGCAGGATGTCCGGCAGCCCGCGGTTCTGGCCCGGCCGATCGGCGCGGAACCAGTGGATCATGCCCGCTGCGGCAACCCGGTCGTACTGCGTGCCGGCCGAAGCCGCGTCGCTGCCGGGGTGCTGCTTGAGCACGTGGAACTCGACGGGGTTGCCGAACTCGTCCAGCACGATCCCATCGACGGCGTTGTCCTTGGCGAACGAGAGATTCGGAGAGGTAACCTGATCGGCTTCGATGAGCCGCACGTCGAGCTTCACCGGCGACGTGAGCCGGCTGTTACTGAACAGCAACGCGAACGCTTCGCCGTCCTGCGCCCGCGCCTGCCGCATGGTGCGGAGCTTCTCGGCAAGCCCGACGGCCTTGGCCCACCGTGCGAACTCCGCTTCGATGGTGCGGTTGGCTTCCGCGGAGTCGGCGAGCATCTGGAGCCGCGGCCCGGTCCCGATGACATCGTTGGCCAGCGTGAGGACGATGCCGCGGGCGTAGGAGTTGTTCGCCACTTCGTAGCGTGCGCGGTTGCGGAGCGTGCGCCGGACCTCCGGCGAAGCCGCGGCGTCGGCCGAAAGATGGTCGGCGTTCGCCCAGTGCTTGCGATTGTCTGGCGTGGTCTGCGCGGCGTCGAACTTCGCCCGCACCAGCATCAGGCCGGCCGCCTGCACCTTCTTCCGCTTTGTCCAGGGCCACAGTCCCATGCGTTACACCGTCCCCGGCGGCACGATCTTGACGCGGGTGAACCCCTTGGCCGGGTTTCGCGCCGCGGCGTCCTTCGCGGCGAGGTACTTGTCCGCGGCGATCTGGTCCGCCAGCGAATGCTGCTGGGCGGTCACGCCGTCGGCGCTGGCCTGCTTGGGGCCTTCCGCGTTCTTCTTGATTGCGTCCTTCAAGTCGTCCGCCATGCGTCACCTCGATTGCGGGAGCCGGAGTCGAACCGGCCGCATCGGGCGTATGAGGCCCGACAGCCCGCCAGGGCTCTTCCCGCTGTAATCCCGGCCGAAGCCGGGGAGGCAACCAGTCGCGCGGCCCAACAGAAAAGGCCATGCCGGGTATGCGGCCCCGCATGGCCTTGGTCCGTGGCTTCGCGTCGGGGATCAGCCGACGCGCCGCGCGTCCTGGTTGTCTACTCTCACACTACCGCCGAAGCTGCGCCCCGCGAAGGGCCTTCCGGCTTGTGGCGGCAGATTGTGCCATACCTGTCATTCGCTCCCGATTTCCGGGGCTTTACGCGGTCACGTCGGCGACTTTCGACGGCGTGACCTCGTAGGTTGTGACCCGCCGGCCACAGTGCCGGCACTGGCGGTAGCGGACGATCCGGCCCATCGAGCGCCGAGTGTTGAGCACCGGCAGGTGGGCGCATCCGCACTTGGGGCAGACGACGCCTTTGGGGTCTTCCGCCGGCGGCCATCGCTTGCGTGTGCTCTCGCTCGTCATACCACGCGCCTTCTCAGGTCTTCCTGTGTATACCGCTTCCGCTGGCGGGTGGTCGCGCCTTCGCCGGGGACTTTCGCGCCGATCATCGACGCCGCCACGGTGCAGCCGACGAGGCAGTCGAACCAGTGGTTGTCGGGCTTCGACGGCTTGACCCGCCATTCGTGGACCGTCCGGCCTTGGCCTTCGGTGACGACGTAGGTTTCGGCGTCGGCGACATGCTCGGCAAAGAGCCGGTGCTGCTCGGGCTTCTTGCCGAACAGCGACAGCGAGCCCTTGTCGCCGGCCAGCGTCGCCAGCCGCGCGTGAAGGAATGTCTTCCAGAAGTTGGCGTCGAAGGCGACGTGTCGAAACTCGCTCGACCTCGACACGTTGGGGATGTACCAGTTGTGCCCGTGCCGCTCGCCCGGCCGGCGGGTATAGGCCGCCATCGGCTTGTTGCCGGCCCGCAGGCCCATGCCCTTGGACAGCAGCACGGCCGGCCCGAGCTTGACGGCGACGGCGTTGCATACCGCCGGCAGATAGCCCGAGTCGATCAAGAGCCGTTCGACGCGGAGCGCCGCACCGTCGGTCCGCGTCCACTGCCGGGCGAGCAACTCGCCGGCGAGCTTCTCCAAGCCGGCCTGGACCGCGCCTTCCTTGCCGGCCCCGCGGAACGCCGCGGCCAGCGTGTGCGTCGCATCGCGGAGCGTGAAGTATTGTCGCTTCTGGTCGGGGAACGTGCCGTAGTCGATGACGTAGCCGGTGAAGTCTTCCTCCCACGCGCAGACGCACCAGTACAGCAGCTTGTCATGCACGTCGATGAACGCCGTGAGGCGCGTTGCGGCCAGCGGTACTTCGCCCCGCGGCCGGCCGGTGATCTTCTCGGCAACCTGGTCGGCTGTGAGCCGCTCGTCCTCGAACTGCTCCGTCGCCGGCTCGTTCTGATACTCCGCGGCGAACGCCTCTTCGTCGCGGAGCTTGAGGTTCATCGCGTGCTGGATCGCCGACAACTCGGTCTTCGCGTCGTATCGGGCGGGCCAGGCGACGACGGCCCCGGCATCCATCGCGTCGCGGTGCGCCGCGTAGAACTCCGTCGCGGGCGCCAGGCCTTTGCCTTGCCGCAAGCCTTCGGCGCGGACGCGGGCGTACTCATCCCAGAGCTTCTCCGCGGTCGGGAAGGCGTAGACCAGCTTCGTGCACTCGCCTTGCCATTCAGGCGTCTTCTGCCGGTCGAGCACCTGGTCGGCGAGGTCGCCGGCGTAAATCTTCGTGCAGGTGAGCACCGCGGCGATGGACTCGCCCGGCCCGGCCATGCCGAGGACGTCGCCGGTGAGAAGCTGGAGCCGGTAGCGTGTCTGCGAAGGCGAGCGGGCCGACTGGCGGGTCTGCGGATCGTCCAGTAGCACCAGCGACGGGCGCAGCGTCCGGCCGTCCATCGTGGTGTGCTGCTGGCCGCGCATGTTGGCATCCAGGCTGGTCACGGTGATGATGGCCCCGGACGCCTCGTTGTACGGCCCCTCGACCGTGGGGAAGACCAGCTTGTCCGCGGCCCACGTGCAGTAGGTCGGCCGGCCGTCGATGTGCTGCCCGATCTGCCGGCGGGCGTTGTTCTGAAGCCGGTGCAGCGGGTAAATGGCCGTGGGGAAGTCGGCCAGCAGCAGCGGATTCTCCAGGACGGCTTTACGGATCGGGGCAAGCAGTTCGACCGCCCGTTCCTGCGAGCCGCCGATGAGGCAGACGAACGGGCGGTAGCCCGACAGGATCGCCCACAGCGCCGACAGGCGGGCGAGCGTGGTCTTGCCCGACCCGCGCGGCATGGCGAACGCGAATAATCCTCCGTCTTTCACCGCCCGCTCGATCTTTTCGATGACGCGGAGGTGGTCTTCCGACCAGCCGCGATAAAGGGCGCTGGCGAAGTAGGTTTCACAGAAGAAGCGGAAGTCGGCCCGGGCGCGTTCCCGCCGCGCCATGTCGGCGATGTCCGGCAGCGGCGCGATGTTCTGCGTCCGCCAGGTCTCGGTGTTCTTGCGTTCGAGGTCAGCGGCGCGGGCGTCGATCTTCGGCTTCGCCGGTCGCTCCACTTCGCGGATCAGCCAGCGCAGGTACTCCAGCAGCCGAATGCGCCGCCCGTCGTGCCAGCGCCGGCCCGCCCGGTTCATCTGCCGGTCCAGCCGCGAGCGCGTGATCGACTCACCCAGCGCCGTCGAGTTGAGTAGCTGGACGAGTTCGTTGCGGCTCAGCTTGTTCGGATCAAGCGCCATCGCTCTGCCGGTTCTGTTCCTGCTGGTTCAGCCAGGCCCCGTAGACAATCAGGTCGATCCGCTTGTCCACCAGCGGCAGGCCGCGGCGGATATGGGCGCGGATCGTCTTGGGCGACACCTTGAGCAGCTTCGCCGCGGCCGTGACGGACAGAGAGCGGATGTCCAGTTCCTCGCTCATGCCGCGCCGCCTTCCGCCGGCCACGGTGCGCCGGCCCGCTTCCGCGCCACCGCGTCGATGTTCTGGAGCTTGTCGTTCGGGATGTACGAAGCCAGGTATCGCGTCGGCAGCGTGTCCCACGTGTAGCCGGCGAAGAGGCGGGCGATATCGACGTGCCGCTCCAGCATCGCCGTCTTGTGCGCCATGCTGGCATTGCGGAACTTGGTCGAGCCGGCCAGCCGGACGATGGTCTCGGAGTCGTCCTCCACGCCGCGAAGGGCCAGCGCGTCGAGGATGACCGTTGGCAGGCTTTCGGTCCCGCGCGACTCGGCGGCCCAGAAGCGATTCCCCCGGTAGAAGATGCCCTTGTACTCGCGGTGCTTGCCTTGGCTGAGCACCTTCACTATCCGGCCGCGGAAGTTGACCGGACTCATCGGCCAGCAGGCGCCCGGCGTCGCCGGCATGGGACGGAACGGCGTCGAGTGGACCTCGATGCCCCATTGCGGGTCGATCTTCGTCCAGCCCTCATCCGCCGCCGTGAGGTCTTCGAGGAACTCGAACCAGTCGGCTTCCGTCTCGGTCGGGTAGCCGACGATGTTGTAGATTTTCATGTGGTTCGGCGCGACCTTCGCCGCGGCCAGGCCGCGGAAGAAGCCGCGGAGCATGTCCCGCGTGATAGGCTTGTTCACCATCCGCCGGAGCCGTTCGGAGAAGCCGTCCAGGCCGACGATGCGCAGCTTGGGCAGGCCCCACGTCTCCGGGCGGGCGAGGTCCAACTCGAAGATCGTCTTCTCTGCCGAGCCGCCCCAGAGCACGTCGCCCGCGCCGGCTTCGTTCTGCAATCCGCCGATGTGCCGGCGATGCCAGGTATAGGCGCAGAACATGCACTTGCGCTGGCAGCCGTAGGCACTCTCCCGCCAGGTCTTGCCGTTGGCCAGCGGCACGGCGTGCGGATACAAGCCGGTCCCGGCGTCGATGTAGTAGGTCTTGCCGAGGTCGAAGTCGGCCCCGTAGATGATCGACGGGTGCTCCAGCTTCTCGCCGGCCAGCGCCGAGCGGACCAGCGGCACGATGTACTCTTCGGCCCGGCCCAGGCAGAAGATATCACACCAGCGGAGGAACGGCCGGACGTTGAGCAGCCCCGCGCCGCCGGCGATGACCGTCGGCCGCGCCGTCACCGGC